TTGCGAAGCGCACCGGAATGAGCTCACCAATAATGGGAAAGTAAAATTTGCGAGCTTTTCAACCGGCACAGTATCGTGGCGCACGCGGCCGCCAAGTGTGAGCCTACGCCGTGTGGAGGCAATCATTGAGGGTTGTAAACTTGCTGGTTTGGAAAAGTTTATTCGCGTCAAGGAAGAAGTCAACAAGGATGCCATGCTAGCCGAGCCGGACAAGGCGATGACCGTGCCCGGCGTTACAATCAAATCGGGTGGCGAAGATTTTATAATTGAACCACTCGAACTGAAAAAAGGAGCAGCGTGAATGGCACATTATTATGCATATTGTTTTCGAGACGGCGTTGTCGGATTTAGCCAAATGCTGTCAACGGTTCCCGAGGGTGCTTTAATTTTTGCAGAAGGTGAAGGACGGACCTTTAAGAACACTGTAGAAACGAGGTGTCGATTGGCTTATAACGGCCGCACTTATCTTTGCCCTGGTCTGCCGGAGGGTGACTTAAGCGGCTTTAGGATTTGGCATCGGTGGGCGTTCCCCGGCCAATCGCGCTTCCTTGATAATTTTCCGAGAGCGGCATGATGAGCGCGAACGCACAACAAATTAGAGCGATCCATGCCGAGGCCCGTAGAATCGGCATGGATGAGGATATGCGCCGGTCGTTTATGTTGCGAGAGGTCGGCCAACAATCCAGCAAAAACATGACTGAGGCNGAAGCNCAAAAGGTTATTCTTGCAATGAAGCGTTTACCGGGCAATCGTACGGNAAAGCGGCCACGCAGTGCNTCTGTCAGCGGAAAATATGGTAAAAAACTGCAAGCTATGTGGCTGTCGGCCTATCACCTTGGCGTAATCAAGAATCCCGACGATCGTGCATTGATTAAATTTGCCAAGCGTCAGACGGGCGTAGATCATACACAATTTCTAACGCATGGCAGTGATGCAGCTAAGGTCATAGATGCGATCAAGACAATGATGGTGCGTGCCGGTCTTGATCTTAATCCATCCAGCTATCCAGCACGAGACGGCATGACCGAACTTTCTTTCTTGCAAGTACGTATTATTGCCGCGCAACGGCGCAAGCTCGGACTTGATGCGCACTTTACAACCAATGGTGATCTGAATGCTGAAATTGCGCGGCTGGGCGTGTTGGTGCGCGAGAAACAAAAGGCGGCGGCGTGATGGCAAGGAAAAAGAAAAATACGCGCCCAAGTGTTAGCGATGATGATCATGATTGGATTATCCGAAAACATGCGATTTTGCTTGATAAAATTCACAAGGATCTCGTGGCAGACGGTTTTTCTTTTGCTGCAAAGAAAACACGGTTTTGGGTGAGAAAAGATAACGGCATTTCTTGCAGATTTTTTTATGTAAAAAAAGATGAGACATTGATTGAAGAAAAATCCGTTTTGACTCGTCTTACAATAAAGCAACAAACCCTATTCGTTGATTATGTTGGTATTAATACCAGCTTTACGGTGAAGATATGATTGACCGAAACCTTGACATACCGCTGGATTGTCTTGCGCCCTCTGTCGAGGAAGTGGCATCAATTTGCGATATGGAAACGGCTTTGCGGCTGGTTGATTACTTTGGCGGCTGCCGGTTTTGGGTGCCACAAAAATGGCGTGAAGATCATGATCTGAATGTCATAGGCGAAGCCAACGCCAAGCTTTTGATTGAGCGGATGGGCGGGGATGAACTCAGTATACCAATTCGTCCTTTTACAAGTTGGGGCTTGCATAAGCTTGTAAATAAGTTGATAAAGACAGGCAAGTCGCAGCGAGAAATTGCACAGGCTTTGAATATAACAATGCGTGCGGTGCGATGTATTAAAACGCAACCCATGCTGAACAACGCGCGGTTGGGTCAAAAGATTGTTACAAAAGACCCACGACAAATGGACCTTGAAGATTATCTAAAAAAATCGGCCTGACACGGGCATGTTGCCCGTGCTCATAAGAACTAGCTTTTGGCATGATCGACCAAACGAAAGGTCGCAACCATGCTATACAAAGCCGATATTTTAGCAATTTGCCCAGTTGCCAAAGCCGCCATTGTCGATGCAATGGTCGATGAGGGCTATAAAGGCGCGTGGGAGCGATTTGGCGTTACCACGCCTGTTTCACAAGCAAAATTTATGGGGCAGATCGTTCATGAAAGTGCAAACCTGACGCGACTTGAAGAAAAATTAAGATATTCGGCTAAACGGTTATGCGAAGTCTGGCCAAAACGTTTTAAATCAGAAGCAATGGCGCAGCCGTTTGCATTCAATCCTCAAGCACTTGCCAATAAGGTATATGGTGGGCGGCTTGGCAACGATAAACCGGGGGATGGTTATCGTTATCGCGGGCGGGGACTAAAACAGACGACTGGTAAATATAATTATGGCCAGGCGGGCAAAGAATTGGGCCTTGATCTTGTCGCTCAACCTGACCTGTTACTTCATGCAAATATCGGCTTCTTAAGCGGTCTCGCGTACTGGAAGGAATTTATTGGCGCAAAAGCGGAAACCGCGAGTGTCAAGGAAATCACCAAAATCGTCAACGGTGGCTATAATGGGCTAGCGGATAGGGAAAACGCTACTGAACGCGCTGAAGATGTTCTCTCTTATGGAACTTATGAACGAGAAATTCTGACAGAAACCGCCCTAGAACTTCTCGAGCCAGGAAGAATTGTAATCCGTGAACTAAAAAAAGGATCAAAAGGAATTGATGTTCGACTACTGCAAGCTCAGTTAGTGGAATTGGGTAATACTATTAGTATAGATGGTGATTTTGGCGTTAATACAACAAACGCGTTAAAAGAATTTCAAGTTCAAAATGAACTCGAAGCCAATGGGATTTATGATAGCAAAACGCGTAACGCTTTACAGCTATCACTGCAAGAACAACGATTAGCGGCTGATCCAACGACTACACATCAAGCACCTGATCTACAACCTGAGCAGCCACCATCATTGCCAGATTTTCCGCTTGAAGCGGCCTTGTCGCTTACCGCCAATATAGTAATTGGTGCGCATGGCGACATCATGGGTGTGAACGAGGTTCAGCCGGAAAAGCTTACAAAAATAAAACGTTATGCAACGGTTTTATGGGGGCAAATCAAAGACCTTGGGGAAAGCCGCGAAACAGCGGTCGCGTTAACAAATCTCGAGACAGCAATCATGTGGGCAACAAAATCAGTTGCCCGTCAAGCCGAAAAACATGGAGCTTAATATGCGTTTTTTCATTTTCCTTTTGGTTTTGCTGTTTCCAGCCGCAGCTTTTGCCGCTGACACGACTCTATCGCTGGCACCAATAACCAATACATTGATTGACTATGCCGCTGTTGCGGTAGCAGGCATCATTGGTTGGGCTGTCACTCGTATCACCAATGGTTTGCGGAATTTTGTCGGTATAAAAATCGACGACGCACAACGGGCAGTTGTGATGGGTGCGGTTGAACGCGGGGTAAATTATGCGTTTGACAATTTACGCGAACATATTCGTGTAAAAGGTGCAACAACCATTGATGTGCGGTCATTGCTTATAAAAACTGGCCTTTCTTATGTTCAAGCCCGCGTACCGGATGCCCTAGCCCACTTCAAACTAAGGCCGGTCGATGTTGCCGATATGCTGGCGGCCAAGCTTCAAGAAAAGGGAATGCCTGATGACATTGCCGCTCTTATAAAAAACAGTGCAAGGCAGTGAGATGGAACCCAGCGAAATTCAAGTATGGTTTGCCATTGGTGTCGCGGCATTAAGCCTCGGCACGACAATATATAATTTATTGACCTCTGGAAGCCGCAAAAATGAAAAAGAAATCCAGCTTTTACAAACGCAAGAAAACGAACTGGTAAAGCGGGTCGACTATCTGGAAAATGCCTTAGCAAATTTGCCTGATCGTGATGCCGTCCACCGGATAGAAATTGCACTTGAAAAGATGGGTAGCCAGATAGGTGTTCTGGACGAACGCCTAAAACCAATCTCTTCGACCACCAACCGATTGAATGAACTATTGCTGGATCAAGCGAGGAAAAACCTATGAGTCTTGATAAATCGCGTTTCGCACAAATCGTCAATGAGGATGCCCGCCTTAACATTCTTGAAGCCTTGAATATGCAGCCTAGCGGCCAATTGAATGAAACCTTGCTTGATGAAGCCTTGCAACGTTGCGGTCATAACCGGTCGCGCGAATGGGTACGCCAGCAATTGAAGTGGCTTGCCGAGATGGGCGCGGTTACTCTGGATGAACCGGGAAACGTTCTTGTTGCCACACTGACCCGCGCTGGTCTCGATCATATAGAGCGAAAAGCTTTTCTCGACGGGGTCAAAATTCCGCGTCCGGAGTTTTGAACCATGGCGCATGATGATGCCACCAAAAGGGAAGCCCGCAATCTCTTTGTTCATAAGCGTTTGGCTTTGACCAATATTGCCGCGCTGACCGGCGTTTCTTTGCCAACCATAAACAGATGGAAGCGCGAAGCTAAAGAGGACGGCGATGATTGGGACAAGGTGCGTGCCAACGCATTGGTTACGGGTGATGGCTATGCCGTTTTGATTGCTGCTAGTTTGGAAGAATTTGCGCTTCAATTCCAAAGCACGATGGAAGCCTTGAAAGATGATCGTGATCTATCAGCAAGTGAGCGCGTCAAACTGATGGCGACGCTATCAGACGCTTTCAACAAAACGGTTGCAGCCGCCAGCCGCAGCGCGCCGAAACTGTCAGAGCTGGGCGTTGCCTATGATGTTCTAAAGCGTTTGGCAGAATTTGTTTCTCGGAAAAATCCCGAACAAGCCGACGTCATTCTTGAAATATTGGGGCCGTTTGGTGACTATTTGGCCGAGGTCTATGATGGCCGATAATCTTTTGCCCAATAGCACGCGTAAATTCAGCGCCAAAGGTTTCAAGGATGAACTTGAAAAACTGGCCGAGGCAATGCGCGCGCGCATTGAGGTGGAAGTGGCGGGTTTTGATCCGGATGAACAGGCCAAGGCGCAGCGCATAAAAANAGCACTCGATCTCGAAACAGGTTTTAAATTTTTTGCCGAAACTTATTTTCCNCATTATCTGACGAAAGCCCCAAGCCTTTTGCATAANGAAATTTTCAAGCTGGTACCGCAAGTTGCACAGCAAACAAAGGGAGCAAAAGANCTGTTAATCGCCCCGCGTGGCTCGGCAAAGTCGACANTGATCTCGATGGCAGCGCCGATCTGGTTAGCATTGGTTGGGCTGACCGGTTACACGATTATTGCGATGGATGCTTATGCGCAGGCCGCGCTTGCGCTGGAAGCAATAAAGGCGGAATTGGAAGAAAATCCGCGCCTTGCCTATGACTTTCCCGATCTGGTTGGCAAGGGCCGATTGTGGCGAGAAGGCGAGATCACTTTACGTAATGGCGTGCGTATAGAATCTGTTGGCGCGGGCATGAAATTACGTGGTCGCCGCCATGGCGCAAAACGACCGGATTTTGTGGTGCTGGATGACATTGAAAACGACGAGAATGTGCGCTCACCGGAGCAACGCGACAAACTCGAACAATGGATTTTAAAGGCTGTCTCGAAATTGGGTCAAGCTGACGGATCTATGAAGCTGTTTTACATAGGTACTGTGTTGCATCACGATGCCGTCATTATCCGCATGTCAAAAAAACCCGGTTGGCATGTGACGCGGTTTAAAGCATTGATGCAGTTTCCGGATGATTTGGCGCTTTGGGATAGGTGGGAAGAAGTCTTTCGCAATGAAGACCAAGCCGCCGCGCATCGTTTTTATTTGCAGCACAAGGCCGCAATGGACGAAGGTGCGGTTTTAAATTGGCCTGCTATGCAGTCACTTGAGCAGTTAATGATGCAACGCGCTGAAAGCCGGATTGCCTTTGCGAGTGAACAACAAGGCGAGCCGGTGAGCGAAGACGCGCCCTTCAAAGATTTAACCTATTGGGCACATTTGCCGGAGGGGCTTCTCTATTTTGGTGCAGTTGACCCAAGCCTGGGAAAAGCGGGTAAAAGTCGTGACCCATCGGCTATTTTGATTGGTGCGTTAGACCGTTCTGGGCGTGCGCCGAAGCTTTACGTTGTCGAAGCCTCAATCAAAAAGCGTTTGCCAAGCCTTATTATTGCCGATGTCATACGTTTTCAAAAACAATATAAATGCCAGCTTTGGTTTTTCGAGGCCGTGCAGTTTCAGGAATTTTTTCGAACGGTAGCGATGGAACAGGGCCTTGCAGAAGGCGTCTATATTTCCGCAATTGCCATCAATCACACAAGCGACAAGAAAATGCGTATTGAAAGTCTGGAGCCTGCCATAACAAACGGTTCCATTCTATTCCATTCCAGCCAAACGACATTGATTGAGCAATTGACGCATTGGCCAGCCGCCGATCATGATGACGGACCGGATGCTTTGGAGATGCTTTTTAAAGAGGCAATAGGCCGTGGTGCCGTTACTAATCTTGATGACATTCATGTTGCGGCGACGGGCCATTATAACGATCTGACGAAAGGGTGGCGCCTATGACAAAGCGCAAGAATAAAAGACAGACCACAACAGCCAGTCAGCAAATAACATTAAGCAAGGAAACCATGCGGCTTATTGCAACAGTTTCCAATGATATAACTGTGCCGAACTATACAACTGTTTTGCGCCCGCAAGATGAAACATTGATCGCAAAAGGTGGCGGCAAAGGTATTCGGCTTTATGAGGAAGTTGAACGCGACGGACACGCCAAGTCGGTTCTGGAAAAGCGGATTGCAAAAGTTATATCACGTGAGTGGGTGGTAATGCCTGCCGAAGATGATGATCCGCAGGCACAAGAGGCGGCTGAGCTGGTCGAATATGCTTTGAAGCGATTTTCTTTTGACCGTGCTTGCAAGGATGCCTTAAGCGGAACGTTGTTCGGTTATAGCGTCGGCGAGATTGTCTGGCATGTTCGCTCCGGTTTAATTTTGCCGGAGACAATCAAGAAACAAAGGCAGGCGCGTTTTGCTTTTGATCGTGATTGGAAATTGCGGCTTTTGACACCCGAAGCTCCGTTTGAGGGGATAGAGCTTCCTGAACGCAAATTCATTGTCTATCGCCATGATGATGACGGTTCCGATCCCTATGGCCGTGGCCTTGGTCGCATATTGTTCTGGAATGTCCTTTTTAAAAGAGAAGGCGTAGCGCTTTGGGCACATTTTCTTGAAAAATTTGCCGCCCCAACACCTATTGGGAAATATCCATACGGCACACCTCCGGACGAGGTAAACCGATTAACCACATTGTTGGCCGATATGGTGCAGGCCGGTGTCATTGTTGTTCCAATCGGTACCGAAGTTGACTTTATGGAGGTCAATAAAAGCGATACGACGTCTTATGAAAAATGGTGCCGGTTCTGGAATGAGGAAACAAGCGTCACAGTTCTGGGAGAAACCTTATCAACCGCCCTTGATGGTGTGGGTAGCCGCGCCGCCGTCGAGGGGCATATGGAAGTGTCTGACGGTGTGGCAGACAGTGACGCCGATGCACTTTGCGAGACTTTGAACGCTACAATTGTTAAATGGATTATTGACTATAATTTGCCGGGGGCGCCATACCCCACTGTTTGGCGTCCGCGTACCAAAAACGAGACGGCAATCGAAGAATTGAAAAAGAAGCGCGCTGAACGTCAAAAGGCCGAGATGGATAATTTGCAAGCAGCTAAACAAGCGGGCTTTGTTCCGGCTGTCGGCATAGCAAAAACCTATAGCGAGATTTTCGATAGGGAAATGATTGCAACTCCTATTGCTTCAAATAATGAGGGGCAAACGGACACAAGCTTCGCCGCACCCGATAACTCAGATCACCCCCATGACGATCATGGCTTGACGGCATTGGTTGATCAACTGGAAGAAGCCGCACAACCGATTTTTACCGGCTGGATTGATCTTATAAAAAAGGAATTGAAAAAGTCGGTTGACGCCGGCGAAGATCTTGCGGCGTTTGCGCAACGGCTTTTAACGCTTTACCCTGAATTTGCCTTAACGCCTTTTGCCGACGTTCTGGGGCAAGCCATGGTGCCGTCATTCGGTTACACATACCGCCTACAGGGCTATCCTATCGTGGAGCAGCCTTATGAGGAACGCCAGACAAAAAGCTGGA